CAACGATATCGATTTCGGAATCCATAGTGAAAGTGAATTCTTTTTGACCGTTAAATGGAATCGGCTTTTGTTGAGATAAAGCTACTAAGGAACTTTTTCCTTTCACTTTGTTAATAAGGTCTGTAACTAATTCTGGATCAAATAAACTTCCTTTTGATAATGTTGACATAATATTACTCTCCTTCTAAATTAAGATTTTCAATTAGATTTTTATAAGCGCCATCTTTTCCTTCACCTAAATTATTTTCAGTATTTTTCAAAGGTGGCGGCGTTTGTTTCTTACTTACAAAACTCGCTAACCGTTCTGCATCAGCTTTGATACTTTCTTCGTCATCTCCAACCAAGCGATCTGCTAAATCAATTGGCAATCCGTTTTGCAACGCAATTCTAGTGCGCAAATTCACTGTTTCTTTCTCAGCGATTTGTTTATTTAGATCAGCTATTGTTTGCTCATGAGTCTTAGCGGCATTGCTTGATTCTTCGATTGTTGATTTCAAATCATCTAGTTCTGCTTCTAATGCAGCATTACGCGTTTTGATCTCATCGTAATCAGCGAACTTCCCTTTTTCACGACTCAATCTCTCCTGGATAATACGGTCCAGTTCCTCTTGTGTTTCAATTGCTTTGAATGTCATAATACAAACTTCCTTTCTCCTGCTTGCCCGGCAGTTCGGTAATTTTGTGTATTAAAAAACGACTACCGCTAAATAGTCGTCTAATACCTTTTTTGTTGTTTTTTCTTGGGCTTTTTAATACTACAAGCCCAATGTGCTAATAATGCACTGTCCATTAAACAGATATCTCTATCTTCAAATTGCGATTTATAACCAAATCCACCGTTGCTACCGATATTGCGCTTCTCACTGTTCGTAACTACTGAACTTAGAGATGGCTGATCTTTGTGGCAAATTGTTTGTTGAAATATCCCTTGTTCCCATAATGAATTGGCAGTAATGATTTCTGATACTTTTGGAAGGATTGGCGCTTTAATTTTAAACTCTTCCATTTCTTTAGTTAGGATATTTTGACCTCCAGCACCGTCAATGACCACTGCATTTACGTTAGCTTTTTTCAAGAAATTAATGATCCATTGATTGCCATTTCTTACAGACACACAATCAATTGCTTCAACGAATATTTTTCCGGATAAAGTTTTAACTGCAATACTCATTGCAACATTCTGTCCATCATTCCCATACTTGATACCAACATACAACGGTCCTTTTAATACAGGCAGAGCTACTACTTTCAAACTTGTCCAATCCTTAGCAGAAATAGCAGATTTTTGATTGTACTTAGGCCAGTATCCTAAACGCTGTACGTTGTGATCGAGTTTGTCATCACCAAGTTCCGCTTCAATCTTTCGTTCCGTCAAATGATATCCCAATGAAGGATTGGAATTATACCAAGCCTCGACATCATGGATATCTTTCATATCCTCAACTGACCATTCGGCCCATCCAGAATACTTCGATTTACCGAATAGCGTAGTATCTCGATAACCTGTAAAAACGGTACCACTAGATACAGGAGTTGGTGGCGTACCACACATAATCGTCATAGGGTTTTGACTGTCTGTCACGGTATACTTCAAAGCTGATTCTTGCTCAGTAGTGTATTCTTGAGCTTCATCGATCACAAGCAAGTCAAATCCTTCCCCAAGCCCACCACTAGATGTTCTTGTTCGGAATTGAATCACGCCGCCAGTTGAGTATAGCTCTAATCGTTCTTGACCTTTAGCTTTGATTGAATTGAAGTCCTCGCCCTCAATATATCCCGTGTCTTCAAGTAATTTTTTTACTTGTTCATATGAAGCGTGAGACGTACTGATTCTGTGAGCCGTATGCAAAATACTTAATCCTTCTTCTAAAGCATCTAACTCAATAATGTAAATAACCTCGGTTTTACCGTTTCTTCGTGGAATTGAGAAACCAAACTTTTGATGAACCCATAAATTATCTTCATCAATAGCCAAGATAGGTTCAAGCATACTAATTTGCCAATCATAACAATTGCGACCAGTTCTTTGATATCTTTCAATCGCTCTTTGAGATACAGATCTATCATATGGAATAATTACCGATTGAGTAGGATGTTGATTACCAAATTTCACTTTAGTAGTCATAAACTATCCCCTTTCAATCTCGATCATGCATGATAACCCTGTCGCTGGGAGATATTGGATCACGCATCCTTTCTCAAATTAATATTTTTTCTAGCTTGAATTTTCTGTTCCTTTTGTGGATCAGTCCAAGCTTTTGACCATACATTTTGTTTTCGACCATCACCCGGTTTATATTCAACTATACATTTACACCTTTCATGCCTTCGATAAATATCATCTGGTAAATCATAATAATCAAATGAGCCAGCTAAACTTTTACACCAATCACAAGCATGTCCGACTAAGGTTCTGTTGACTCTTGGCCTTAACCCAGATTTCGCATGAAAATCTACATTTGCTTTAATAACATCATCAACAACACTTTGACTAAAATTTACGATTGGTTCTCCTAATACCCACTTAACAGTATCGAAATCTTCTGCTGCTGATATCTTGTTTACAAGGCCATTCACCCTGTCTTGGTTGAAGTCAGGTTTCTGTCCTTTAATTTTAATTGCAGCTTCTTTGTTTAACTGCTCTTGAACATCAACAGAAAAATTTGAAATCAAATCGTAATTATTTTTCAGCGTTTCATTAAGCAACCGATCAGCAATATTAAAATACATTTTCCCGTCAGGAAGAATGTCAATGTTGATATTGCTGCCTAATACATTTGCTAATATTTCTCCAATTTCAATAGCAAACTCATTTACATTTTTGTATGTGGCCTTACGATTTTTGAGCAAAGAAAAAGCAGACTTCAACTTCTGACTATTGATTGTCTGCTCACTAAATTCATTTTTAATTTTTTCAAGTAATGCGGGAACAATGTCGTTATCCATTACTATCGCCACCTTTTATTCCAGTTAAATCTCTGATTGTTTCTCTATTGATATATCCTGGAATCGCTTGATTCAATTTAATCGCACCATCTCCAATTAATGTTAATGAATTGGCATCAGCTTCAAATAATGGTTCCCACTTAGGAATTGTTTTTGCAAACTGATATCTAAAATACGGGTAGTCATCACGTAAACAAGCAGCAATAAATGCTACGTTCAATATTCCAGATCCTAACGATCGTTGTGCTTTACGTCCAGCTAGCCTTAAATTTTCATGACTTGCCCGAATCGCTTCAACCGATGAGGGATTATCGGAAACAAATCCCAAGTCATCCAATGTAAGTCCTGTTTCACCAGCAAATCCAGCAGCTGCAGTTTTTAATTGTTCTGTAAATGGAGTCATACTAGAAGTCGTGAACTGTCCCACTGTTGGAGCATTACCACCTTCTCCAACTGTAAATTCGAGCATCGCTGAAATGGTTGCCTTCCAAGTATCCAATGGTTCTGAATCTTGATCTGTTCCTAAAACATATTTTTGCGGAAACGAGTAAAATTCTGCTGTGATATCTGCACGTTCTAGTGTACGTTTTGCGTATGACTGGTAATACATACCTGATCGTGTAATACGAGAACGACCAAATGGCCGAACTGCATCTGGCCGATGAATTACCGGCACTAATAATGGATAATCAAAACTATGTTCGATAGGTTCATCCGGTATATTTTCATCAGCATAATAGTAATGAGTTATACCAGGCAGAAAATATGCTTCAATAGATGGATTTCCATCTTTATCTCTTTCGAGAACTGCATACCCTTCCGTTAGAAGACCTGTAATTGGATCAATAATCCCCGTTGCATTGCTTGCTTCAATTATTTGTAATCTAGGTAT